TGACGTGCGCCTTGTGCCATTATTCCTCACCTGTAAATCTTAGAAACAGTTCTTCAGCTGTTCCTGTGCTAATATATTCTAGTCTAACTTTTATGTTAAGTTCATGATCATTTGGTTTACTTACCAGCGTTTCCAATACTCGCCAGCGTGGATCATTGTTTACTATTCTGTCTACATCTTCAGTAGCATCTCTTTCTGTCATTTCGTCTAAAGGTTCAAACACTAGGTCAGGTAGTATACTACCAAAGAGAGGGTTTTGTACTCTTTCACCTCTTCTAGTGTAAAAATTATTCAACAAATCACGTTTTGCAAGCTCCGAATCTACAAGAGTTTTGCTACCGCTTATGCTGTCTATTGTGCTATATCCGATATAGGTTGCCATACTATTATTTATGGTAAAATTATATACTAAGTTTATATTCTAATGGTGGTTGCAATAATATCACCAGAGGTCATAGGGAATGTTACAGTAAGCTGATCTCCAGATACAGTAAAGTCATAAAAATGTTGCTGTATCTTACCATTTATCAATACTTCTAGCTTTTCTTGTGGTTCCATGCTAGGAGATTTTTCTAATGTAAACACTGTATTGACACCATCATATGTAAAACTTTGTTTTATAAGTGTTGATTCATATTCTTTTACCAATTGCCTTTTAGCACCTTCTGGTGTGTTGGGTAGAAAGTTTAGCGTTTCGGCGTAATAGGCATATCTAGCTCGTCTAATCTCTTCAACAGTTAAAATACCCAATTCATTTCTGTCTCGCATACTAAAAACACCTTGTGCTCTGTATTGCTTCCTAGTTTTTAATTTTCCATAATCTGCTAATCTTAGAACAGTGGCACATTTCACACACAATACATTGTTTTTACTGCTATTGATAATCATATCAGCCACTGTATCATAATCTCTTTGTATGAGTGGATTTACTAATCTATATTCAATAGCTCTATTTGTAACCAGCAACACTTTGCCTGTTGCCCAATGCAATAATATAAGTCCATCATACACGCTTTGTGTAATCTGAGATACTCCATTTGCTATTAGTTGTTTTTTAGCAAGTTGTTGTTGCTTGTTGAACTGTATTTCCCATAAATCATGTGCTTGTTGTTCTGTTAGACCTTTGGTATAACTTCCTTCACCATATGCTTTGCCATTCCAACCACTGTACACACCAAAAAAACCTAGTGCTATGGTTTTTGCTTTGTCGCTTGCATTAACAGATGCTGTATCCAATACCGTACTGTAACTAACTGTATCTTTTACTGTAAAGTCACTCCATATCTTCTTGAGTTTTGTATCCACTATCTCGGTCATGTTAAAGGACCCTGGTTCGATTGCTGTAATCCTGCATCGCTTGGACCAGCATTGTTTCTTGGATTATCTATTGGTCCTAGCAATTCTTCATCGCTAGGTAATCCGCCTGTACATACATCGTTGGTAAGATCATCCATTTGTATATCTGTTACTGGCTGTGTTGGATTGGGGTCAGCCACTTGAGGTAAAATTTTAGCATCTTCACTGCTATCACCATGTCCTCCCCAAGGTTCTTTTTCTGGTACTCTACCTGATATACTTTCTTTTACTGTTTTGTTTAGTGTCAAATTATTTGCTTCTGCCTTGGTTGAGGCTGTGGCTTCAGGACCGTTCAAGTCAATTAAACTTGCAGTTTGTCTAATAAATCCACTGCATTTGATATGACCATTTAAGTCACATGTTAGTTTAAGGTCTTTGTTTGAATGTAGATTAAACTCACCTGTACTGCTTTCTATTTTAATGCCATCATCTCCTCTAGCTTTTAGATTAATGCTATCTGCTTCTACATTGAAGGCTTCTTGGCAGTGTAAATTGAAGTTGGCTCCTGTGTGCATACTAATGTCACTTCCAGCATAGATATCAATCTTGCCATTACTGTCCATTTGAATCCAAGTTGCACCTGCTTGGTCACTGATGTAAATCATTCCTGCGCCATCGTGTATTAGTATTTGTGCTCCATTGGCACTTCTAAATCTTAATAGTTTACTAAGTCCAGCTTTTCTTTCTGGGTCAGGTGTTATACATCTGTCTCCAGATTCTTTTGTACCATCGTCCATTACAAACTGATGACCACCAGGTGTGTTGAATCCAAAAACTTGTGTAGGTGATTCTCTTCTAAAACTACTACTGCTTAAACCTCTTATACTGTCAATTCCTGTTCCTAATTCACCAATCTCACAGTTGTTTACTTGATCTTTAAATTCACTACTTTCATTTCGTATCCTGTCTGGATTAGCTCTAGGTCTAAGATTATTTTGTGTTTTGGTTGTAGGACCTGGATCATATGTTGGTCCTACACTGTTTGGTTCTGTATCTGTTCTAGCCGCAGGCTGTGTAGGATATGATGCATTTCTGGTTACATCAGGTAAAACACCAATGCAAATACCAACACTACTATTGTTTGCAAATGCCACCAGCACTTGAGAACCTGGACTAGGAGGATGACTACAAAAACCATAGGTGTTTGTAAATCCTTCAAATTGTATACTTCCGCCGTATGGGCTTGCACGTCTTACTCTAGCATACTCTTTTCTAGTTTCCAAGTTTGTGGGATCACCTTTGTAACCTTCACCTATTATTTCTACATTCATAAAACCTTCATATCTGTCATCAGTAATGTCAATTACTTTTGCAATATACAATCCAGTAAGTTTACGCATACCTGCCGCATGTTTTGTTTTATCAAAATGTGTTGCAATACCTGGTGTTGCTGTATTATTAGATCCTGAATATTTCATTTTTTTATCCTGTTACAATATCTTTTAACCACTGTGGAGCGTTTCTGCTACGGTAAGTTCCACCATCGAGTGGTCCTCCCCAATATCCTGCTTTACCTTGTCCATATAAACTAGCGTTGTCAATATGAAAAGTATCGTCTCCCATATAACCGTTACCTGCACCAAATCCAGTAGCACCATTCTTTTTTGCACTTTTGATAAAGTTTTGAATAATTGGCAAATCTTGTGGATTGTTTAGATCCAAAACTCTACCTGTTGATGTTGTTAACTGCACATCTGCCGCATGTCCATTATCATGTCGTGTACTTCCTGTTCTTCTACCACCACTACCTTTTTCAGGTTGCCCTCCACTAGTAACATTTACATTAACTCCTGCTTCTGCACCAGCTCTAGCTAATATGGCTTTGAGATCTGGTTTAATTGGTTGATTTCTTATACCAGATTGACTTTCAGTAACAACACCACTACCATCACTTGTACCTAGTCCTTCTTCGATTACACTAGGCCCTGTATTCTTTGATTCTTCTTCACCTGTTGTTTCACCTTCGCCTTGTTCGTCGCCTGGTTTGAATGGTTCTTCCTTTTTGGTCTGTGTTTCTTCCATAACACCCTCAGATAAAAATGTCCACAGTGTACCTACGTTGGTATTAATATCTCTGAATGATGTTAAATTCATTGTAAACTGACCGTCTTGATAAGTTGCATCAACTTCAATTACCCTGTAAACGCCTACTACTCCAAAGTTTGTTTCTGGAATATTCATCAACCCAGTTTGTTCTTCTGGGTATGTAGGAAAGTTCATGTTTAGAAAGTAACAGGTTCCGCCCTTTTCATAATCTGCACCATTCAATCTACTGCTGGTGCTTCTTGGTCTGCCTAACCAATAAGGATCTCCTCTTACTGTTATTTGTTGTTGTACAAGATCTGCTAACGAATTAAGATTTACTTCAACTGCACCTAAAAATAAAGCACCGTTTGAATCTCCATCTTCAGGTCCGTTTGTTGCTTTACTGTTGATATCAGTTACATTAAATGTTACTGGATGACTGTTTCTTGCATCCTCCGCCTGATTGCCCACAACATCACTTTGTGTAATATAGAAATCACCACTTATGCTATTGATTCTACTTTGTCCTCTAAGCCTTGCTTCTTTGTTTGCAAGTTTAGAAACGTCTTTTATTTGATTGTTTAACTCGTTGTTTGCTTCGACTAATTTAAATTGTTCTAATGCGTTTTTAGTCAGCCTGTCTTTGAATTCTCTTTCTTTTGCCGCCAATTCATTTGGATTTAAGTTTCTATTTCCGTTTTCAAAAAATGTTTTTTGTTCAGCAAGTATTTTTTCTTTTTCAGATTGTAGCTGTCTGCTTCTGGCTTGAAGTTCTTGTCTTTGTCCTTTTAGTATAGCAAGTTTATTTTCTGCAGAGCCGGCTCCAGGAAAAGCAATACCACCTGTTCTACCTGTGCCTTGGTTGATAGCTTGTATTTGATAATAAGTGTGATTAAGGTAAACATCTAAGTTTAAAACTTCAGTGTTAAGACCTGTAAAATGATAGTCAAATCGTTTTTTAAGTAGGTCGTTTGCAACCATGTTTTTGATTCTATCCATCTGAATGCCTTCGTCACCCAGCACAAGATCATGTTGCACAGAGTCATGCACTAGCTCAGGAGCAATAAATTGTTTTATATCATACTTTACTATCTTTGTGTAATTTTTAGATAAAAAATCATATTTGTCATAATCTACTTCTGTCTCAAATACAAACCATTCACTGAGGTCTGCAAAAGTCTTTGGTTTTGCTCCAGGATCATCTGGGTTTTCTTTATGAAAGCCTCCTTTAGCTGTTGGTAGTTTTCTAAAATTTGTTGTACACATCAATGCATTTATTATTGTATCAGTTACACTTGTACCTTGGTTAATTACAAATGTTAATGTACCAACTCCTGTAACACTTATGCTCGATAAATCACCGCCAGGGCCACTGCCTTGATCAAAAGCCCAGTCTAACCATTCTGCTTTTTTACTGCCAAACTCAAAAGCATTTGTGTATAATCTTGTGTTACTTGCGTCAACTTCAATTTGTTCTTGTTCATTAACAATAGTAGTGAACTGTTTTAAAAAGTCTCCAAAAGTACTAGAAGTAATAGTGATTTGTTCTTTGGTAAACAACATTAACTTTTTGTATGCTTCTTGATCTGTTTCGATCATATCAGCTCTATAAGTTGTACCGCCGTCTGAATAACTAAAATCTAAAGCCGTCATTATAGTGTTGTAATAATAAGGCCCTGCAATATTTTCAACTGGTGTTCCATCTTGTTCATAGCCAATAAATCTAAGCTCAAGTAAGTAACAGGCTTGTAAATGATTTTCGATAGCAAGTTCTTGTGCGGCTAGATATATTCTACTATAAAGTGTTGCACCCATTGGTTCAACTAATGTAAAACTAAAAACATTAGCTAGTCCGTTTCTGTCACCCTGTTGTTTGTTGAATGTTAGTTTAAGGTTTTGAATACAACTTTGTATATTGATTTCGCTTTCAACACCACTTTCAGCTATAACTCGGAATCTATTTGTTTGTGTGATACTGTCACGCAATCCTACATCATCAGGATGCATCATTATAATTTTCCATTTGTAGGTGTAATTATCATACGCATTAAGTACGTTATCTTCGTAAAACTGTACCTTAGCCATTAAAGAGTTCCTGTTACTTGAAAATTATTAGGAGCAATGATTTCCGTTCCACTGGTAAAATCCATGATTGGATCTTTGAGTTTATCTCTGTTATAATGTGCAAATACCCACCACAGTCTAGCATTTCCAAACAATTCAAAAGCCATTAGATCAGGTCTTTTGTTAAATTTTGGTTGTATAATATAAGTTGTTGTTTCTTCACTGAGTGTATCTGTTGTAAGAGGAGGTTCATATATATTCAAGTATTTTCTGTTCATACTTGTTTTTGAATAATTGCTATCTCTTTTGTATACAGTAGCCATTAAATAAATCCTTGTTTATATGCTTGTCCGCTGATATAGTTGTTAGTTGAAAATGTTCTTTTTTGTCTATCTGGATTAATTTGTACACTTAATTGTATAAAGATTGTCATCATTACGGGTATTTGTGTTTCACCATCAAACAATTTTAAATCTACATTACTGTCATATGTTGTTGAAAAGGTTTGAACTACAACAGGAATATTACTGAACTGTTTATCACCAAATGTACTAAACTCTAGTACAGGCGGTGGCGTGCCTGCTGTTGGACTAGTTTGATTGAGTCCAAAAAACATTTTTGTTACAGTTCTTAAAAAATGCAAACAAGCATAGGTATATCTTGCTTCATCGTCTGTCACACTAGCAAACTGAGCAGTAAGTTGTATATCTGGACTTGGTGTATTTCTATAAGCATTATATGTATAGTTTGTGTGTGCCATATCATATGGGCTGTAGCTTACACTTTGAGAGTATATAACATCTGGTTGTAAAGGAAACATAATTCCGCCATGCTGTCTTAACGGAGCAAGTAGATCTGTATTCATGTAAAGTCCTCTTGCGCCTGGTTTTAAGACTAGTCTAGTGCGGTTTTTAGCTAGAACTGGCATTAAGTTTATCCCTTATAAATTCGTATGTTTTTGGCTCAATAGTGCCAAAAAATTCTCTAAAGACCATCATTTTTTGATTGTCATTTAGACTGTCAGCCTTCATTGCTGTTCTGAAATCTGTAGCACTCATACCGCCTTCTTGTATTCCTACTTCTAGTATATAAGCACCTTGGTCACTAGGCACCATTTCAGCACCTGGTTCGTAATCTCGTAAGAAGCCACCACGTTTCAATCTACCGGCATCTTTTGCACTGAATACTAGTATAACCGCAGTATTATCTGGGTTCTTACCAGTTAAACTTACATCTGGTCTATATGGTTGCGTTTGCACTATGTTGTTCATAGGTATGTTAAACATATCGTTCATAATCATACGCTTCTCTTCAAAGCTAAATGGGTCACGTTCTGGTGTTGCAGTCTTGCTCACTGTAGTAGCGATAAATACGTTAGAGGAACCAAACTGTTCCACTAGATCCATATACACTTTGTGATGACCTTTATGCATTGGCTGAAAACGACCACCATAAAATACAGCAACGTCTTTTGCTATATCTTCTGTCAACTGCGTTATTCTCATGGCTATCTCCTATAGTTGTATTTATAGGATAATTATATGTGTAGTTATTGACATAGCAACAAATATTGTGTATAATGTAACCAAATAAGGAATTACAATGAGGAAACAAAATTATTTAAACAACAAAGACATGCTGAAAGAGATTCACAAAAGCAAACTAAGTTTTTGTTATGTACTAGACGACGAGTATGCAAGATTTGATACAATCGTCGAAGACTTAGAAGATGTTAAAAAACCTGAAGTTATTCAAACAGCAAAAGAAAACAGAGCAAGACAATTAAGTACAGAAGCATATGAAACTGCATATAAAGAATGGTACAACGATCCTAAAAGTAAACAAAGTCAAAAACCAAAACAAATCAATTACAAAATAGATCCAGAAACAATAGACGAACAAAGTCTAGTTTTTAGATTAATGACATTTGAACATGTACCATTGGAGCCTGGTAGAAAAAACAAACCCAAAACAGTAGCAGATCATCACAGCAAGTGCAATTTTCCTCCCTTTAAGCACTATGCATATGTGCATGGTGAACTAAAAGAATGCTTGCGTAGTCATTGGGAAGGTGGACTTGACAATGGTAAATTTAACACACAACATGGAGCTATATCAAACAATCTAGCAAAAATGTTTATTAAATTATGTGAGCGGTACAGTATGCGTAGCAACTGGCGTGGATACACATATGTAGATGAAATGCGTAGCCATGCATTACTGCAACTATCACAAATTGGATTACAGTTCAATGAACTTAAAAGTGAAAATCCATTTGCATACTACACAGCCGCCGTTACCAATAGTTTTACTAGGGTGCTTAACCTAGAGAAACGCAATCAAAACATCAGAGACGACCTACTACAAGAAGCTGGTCAAACACCAAGTTGGACACGCCAAATTGAACATGAAATGGCAGAACGTGCCAAATGGGACGAAAAAGCAGATAAAGAACGCAAAGAACACGGATTCAATATCTAGGTTGACAAGGTATAGTTATGAAACTATACTAAACAAAACTGTAACCTGGATAAATGAACAACCATGACATTTTTTAATCGTGTTGCCTGCTTTACTGATATACACTTTGGCAACAAAAACAATAGTAAGACACACAACAAAGATTGTGCAGAGTTTGTAGATTGGTTTGTGCAACAAGCAAAAGCCAACAACTGCGAAACTTGTATATTCTTAGGAGACTGGCATCATCACAGAGCCAGTGTAAACGTCAGCACACTCAATTACAGTGTAAACAATGTACGCAAACTAAGTGAAGCATTTGAACAAGTTTACATGATTACTGGCAACCATGATTTGTACTATAGAGAAAAGCGTGACTATAACAGTTTGCCTTATGCAGAACTGTTTGACAATGTGCATCTTGTAAATGAACAAACACTTGTACAAGATGATGTAGCACTAGTGCCTTGGCTGGTAGGAGACGAATGGACACAAGTAAGCAAAACAAAGTGTAGATACATGTT